CGGACAGGCATGGTGGACGTAAGAGCCCACCGGAAGGGGAGCAGCACTTCTGCACCGGACACGGAATCGACAACTTTGCCGATACCGCGGATCTCGACGACCGTGTCGACGCCACGCTTCGAAGAAGCGTACGCGGACGGGTCGATCGAGGTACCGGAGTAGATGTTGGCGCGCGTGGACTGCTGAATTCTCAGCGACCACGGCTGATCCAACGGTGCTGTCAGATCGGCATAGACCACCTTGCCGGGGGCCTCCTCCACGATAGCGAAGTCGCTATCGAAATGGAGAGGCTCCACAGCAAGATCGATCGTGCCGATAGTGGGAACATCAGTTCCATCGGGGCCGAGGGTGAGCGTTTGGCTCATCAAGGGCTCCTTCCTGCCGGTTTAAACGCCGGCCTTAGACCTGTACACTTTGGACAGGTCGACGGACCACCCTCCTATTCCTGCGTATCCATCCTGCGCTAGCTAGCGCTAAGGACGAAACCGCTGGAACAAAAGAGCGGCGGATTCGGCTGAGTGTAAACCCAGCCGGGACTCCACTTTTGGAAGAGGGACGGTCGGAAGAGGTAACTCCCGACTGATCGTACGGACGTAGTAGCTAAATTCTACCGTGCCCGTAGCCAGCATGGATGCTGGTACCATCGAATTGATCGATTTCCCTTTCGTATACTTTAGTGATGAGATACAATACTGGATAGGAAAGTACCACTCCTGATCCATGTAATTGTTCACAGCATCTAAAGTATCCCCAACTGGTATTATCCAGTCAAGGCAAAACGAATAGGGAATTCTATCATAGAGGTTTCCAACCTCTGGATAGAGCCCCCAACGCTTCATACCAGCGATCGCAGCTTGCCAGTCCTCCAACGGTCTCAAGTGACTAAAGTCGCTTGATGTTGGAAGACGGGAAGTTTCGACGGTGAAAACCGCCTCGCGTTCGCCAGTAAGGGCGTCAGGGTATTCGATCGGACTCACCTTGCGCGAATGTAGGCGCTGCGAGAGTGGTACAGTCATAAATTTGACTATACCATCTTGCAGGCGTCGAATGTCTGAGACACTCGGCAATACGCCATACAACGTGCCAAGGTAAACAGAACTTGCAGGATCAAGCATGTCATGCATCGTCCTCACAGCTTCGTGAGTCGAACGCAATGGCCGCTTTTTCCGCAAACTCAATCGCTTAACCGCATCTGCGGCCCGTTTCCACGGGGCGATATGAGTGAGGGTCTTCCACAAACCTAGGAAAGACCTCCATTCTGTCACGTCGAACATCATCCCAAGGATGTTTTGGTCGACGTAGTCCAATTGACTCGAACACTCAAGAGCAAGCTCGCCGAAGTCTGTGAATGGATCGTCCTCTTGCGAGAACAGATCCAGGCTACGGTATTCGGCTTCAACAGCTGCAGTGATGTAGCTGTACGCCAACTCTTGAGTGATCGAACTGCCTTGCTGCATATTCTGGTAGTTAAAAACTGAACCACCAGAGGTTCCTATGCTAGCAAAGGCAGCAGCCTGCTGCGTAGCAGTCGGGTACCCGGTAATACCGGTTTGCTGGTTCATGTAATACAGAACCCGCGGCGTACCCGACACACGGTACTTCACTATACGTGAAGTAATCGTTTCGCTACGATACAACGTTCCGTTCCTGTAAACAGGCTGGTGATGCCAAGTGAGAAGATTTATCATCTTCGTCTTCTCAGCATTCCAGACGATAGCTGTTGTCAGCTTCGTACCGCCCGGCTTAGAATAAACATAGCCGGAGTAGGTCACGTTTGCAGGATACCAAGTCTGCTCATATGAGCGGTCCTCGCCGAAGCGAAGCCAATCAACATACCCATAATGGGTACCGTTGCTTGACCCCACTGCGTACGGGTGTCCGTTCTCAGTGCCGACTTGGACGGAAGTTGTGGCCACATGGAGATCGCCCGAGCAATTAAGGTGTTTTACGCCTTTATCGCGGAGCTTTCCCCACTTGACGTGATCTTGTGTCAACCTACCTAGGTTGAACTCGCTCACGTCCGCTGGGTCTTGGTCTTCCCGTTGAATCAGGAAGCCAGGCACAATGAGGTTTTCACCAATTCCTCCATAAATGAAGGAATCAGTGATCATACCAACATTGGGCCACCAGTAGGCCAAAGGCATGTCAAGATACTCGATGGTGATCATTGTCACCTCCTCTCGGTGGTAGGAGCGAATGCTCCCGAGCGGCCCTA